TAAGTCAACTCTATTACGTGGTCAGCTAGACAATATGTACCTAGCTAACAATGGTCGCTATGCTATCTCTAGTCGTGTAAACCTAGATGATATGTTGACTAGTCGTCCAGGTGGTATCGTTCGTGTTGAAGGTGAGCCAGGTTCAGCAATCATGCCACTAAGTCACCCACCATTACCAGCTTCTAGCTTTGGTATGGTTGAGTACATGGACAAGATGAAAGAGCAACGTACAGGTGTTACAGCTTACAACCAAGGCTTAGATGCTAACGCTCTTAACAAGACAGCTTCAGGCATTGCACAAATCATGTCTGCTTCACAGCAACGTATTGAGTTAGTAGCTCGTACATTTGCTGAGACAGGCGTTAAAGACTTGTTTAAGTTGGTGCATCGCTTAGTTCGTACTTCATACACTAAACCTGACATTGTACGCTTGCGTAACAAGTGGGTAGAGGTAGACCCTAGGGAATGGAAGAATCGTAACGATTTGACTATCTCTGTAGGCTTAGGCGCAGGTAATAAAGACCAACAGTTAGCTCACTTAACTACAATCTTACAGATGCAGAAAGAAGCATTAGCAGCAGGTGTTACATCACCTGAGAAGATTTACAATGCTTTAGCTAAGTTGACACAGAACGCTGGCTTTAAAGACCCTGAGGAATTCTGGACTAATCCTGCTGAAAACCCACAAGGTCAACAGCAACAACCTGACCCTGGTCAAGCATTGCTTGAAGGTCAATTGCAAATCGAACAGCTTAAAGCACAGTCTGAACAACAGATTGCACAGCAGAAAGCAGAAGCACAGTTCATGCAAGAGCAAGAGCGTTCAAAGAATGATATAATCATTGAGCGTGAAAAGATGGCAGCGCAAATGGAACTAGAGCGTTACAAAGCTCAACTCCGTGCAGAGACAGACTTAGCCATCGCTCAGATAAAGGCAGGTTATGGACAAGCAACTTACTGAAGTTAAACGTGGTGAACAAGCATCTCAGGTTCTAGATAATCCTTTATTTAAAGAATCTGTAGATAAAGTACGTGAAGGAATCATCAGGAGTATGGCTACAAGCCCTCTAGGAGACTCAGAAACGCACAATCGCTTAGTCATTGCTATGCAACTATTAAATCAGATTGAAAAACAGCTTACGGACGTTATGCAGACTGGCAAGATGGCAGCTATACAGACGGATAATAAGTTTAAACTATTTAGGTAAGGGACAAGCCTAAACAAGAAGCTCACTTCGGTGGGCTTTTTTATTGTCCATTTTAGGAGTAATACAATGAGTGACCAAGCCTTAGAGCAGTCGCCACAAGAGAAATTGATGGCTATGCTCGATGATGTATCTGATGATGAATCTATTAACTTAGATGCACCTGAGGAGGAACTAGAGCAAGAGGAAGTACCTGAGGAAGAAGCTGAGGAATCAGAAGAACCTGAAGGTGATGATGAAGAACCAACTGAAGATGAAGAAGTTGAAGAAGATGAGGACTCGCAAGAGCAACCCAAGTCTCTAAAACTTAAAGTCAATGGTGAGGAACTTGATAAGCCTCTTGATGAAGTCATTGCACTAGCCCAACAAGGGTTAGATTACACCAAGAAAACACAAGAAGTAGCAGAGCAACGTAAAGCATTAGAAGAATACGCTCAGACTGTTAAAGTCCAAGAGGAAGTCTTTATGCAACAAGTTCAGTTACAGCAAGCGTTGATTGGTGACGTAGCGCAACTAACAGCAGTCGATAAGCAGCTCGCAGCCTTTAATGACGTCAACTGGCAAGAGCTAAGTGATAACGATTTCGTAGAAGCGCAAAAACTGTTCTTTACATATAACCAGCTTCAACAACAACGTGGTCAATTGGCTACCGAGCTTGAAGCCAAAGCGCAGCAAATTCAGCAGACTCAAGCTGCTAAGATGCAAGAGAAAATCGCACAAGGCAAAGAGATTCTAGCTAAAGAAATCCCTAATTGGAGTCGTGAGACCACCCAAGAACTGATGACTTTCGGCAAAGAGTACGGCTTTAGTGATGATGAACTAGGCACAATCATAGACCCACGTCACGTGAAGGTCTTACATGATGCTATGCAATGGCGCAAGTTACAAAAGAATTCGGTTGCAAAGAACAAAGTGTCACAAGCTAAACCTGTCGTGAAGCCAGGTGCTAAAGATACAAAACAGGAAGCTACATCAGCTAACCGTCAAGTACGTGAGCAATTACGTAAGACAGGTAAATCTGACTTAGCGCAAAAATTAATTGAAAATATGATTTAGGGGAATAAACATGGCTGTTTCATCAACCAACACCTATACCGGTAAGGGTATTGCAGAGTCTTTTGAAGATGTAATCTTTGATATTAGCCCAGAAGATACACCATTGCTTTCATTAGCAAAACGTATGTCTGCTGGTCAAACTTACCACCAATGGCAAACAGATGCTTTAGCTGCTGCTGCAACTAACACAGGTATCGAGGGTGACGACTCATCATTCGCTACTTTGGCTGCTACAACAGTATTGGGCAACTACACTCAAATCTCACGTAAAACAGTTCAAATCTCTGGTACATACGACATCGTTAAGAAATACGGTCGTAAATCTGAGGTTGCTTACCAACTAATGAAGGGTGGTAAAGAACTTAAACGTGATATGGAATATGCAATCGTACGTAACCAAGCTTCTTCAGCTGGTGGTGCTGCTACTGCACGTTCAACTGCTGGTATCGAATCATGGATTACTAACCGTGTGTTAGGTACAGGTTCTACAGCAGGTACAACACCTGGCTTCTCTAACGGTACTGTTGCTGCTCCTACAGACGGCACACAAGTAACATTCGTTGAAGCTGATTTGAAATCTGCATTGCAATTAGCATGGACAGACGGTGGCGAGCCATCATTAATCTTGATGTCAGCTACTAACAAAGCACGTTTCTCAACATTCGCTGGTATCGCTACTAAGTTCAACAACGTACAAGGTACAACACAAGCAACTATTACTGGTGCTGCTGACGTTTACGTTTCTGACTTTGGTAACCACACAGTTAAACTTGACCGCTTCATGCGTGACCAAGCTGTATTGTGCGTAGACCCAGGTTATGTTGGTCTTGCGACATTACGTCCAATGGAAAAAGTAGAGTTAGCTAAAACTGGTGACTCAAGCAAATGGTTAATCCAATCAGAGTACGCTTTGGTTGTACAAAACCCAGATGCACACGCTAAAGTACAAAACGTAGGTCTATAGTGTAGAATAGAGGGGTGGGAAACTGCCCCTCTTTCTAAAGGATTTATTATGGGTGTATTTTTTGATTATGACCCGAATACAGGTGTAACACAGACGTTTGACTATGACCCTGTAACGGAAGATGTACGACTTACATCAACACAGAATTTAGATGTTTTCTTTGAAGCTATTAAGCAAAAGCGAGATAACCCTGACGCATGGGCTAAAGGTGTTAAAGAAGAATTTGCTCACTATGCAAGTATTCCACCAGTCATTGAGATGGAATTATTAAAACAGGGGATTGATATACATAACCCTAACCAAACAAAAGAATTGCTAAAAGCAATTAATACTAAGTATCCGTTCTTAAAAACCACGACTGCGATGGTGAAATAATGAACAGAGAAGAATTAAGAGAATGTCAGATAGCTATTCATCAGTTAATTGAGGCTGATGACTACGAAAATGCTATGCCGTTAATATATACGGTACTAGAAGAATATCCCGATGATGCAGCTACATTGCACTTCCTTGGATATATTTGGTTGATGTCAGAGCGAACAGTCTTTGCTTACCAAATGTTTCGTAGAGCTTTACAAGAGCAACCAGGTAACAAAGCACTATGGACTTCATTAGGTCGTGCTTGCCATGAGTTACAGATGTATGAGGATGCGATTAAGTTCTTCATCAAGTCTGCTGAGTTAGATAATAACTACGCTATGGCTTACTCTAATATGTCTGCTACGTTAGTGCAGTTATCACAATGGGATGATGCAGAGAAGGCAGCTAGAACTGCTTTAGATTGCAATCCTACAGACTTAAACTCCCAACTAAACCTAGCACATTGTTATTTAGCTAGAGGCGAATGGAAAGAGGGCTGGCATGAGTGGAATAAATCTCTCGGTGGTAAGTTCAGAAAAGAACTTATCTACGGTGATGAAGCTAGATGGAACGGTTCAAAGGGTAGAAACCTTGTTATCTATGGTGAACAAGGACTTGGAGACGAAATCTTTTACGGCTCATGTATCAACGATGCCATTAGAGACAGCAAACACGTCATTATTGACTGTGACCCTCGCTTAGAAACTCTATTTAAACGCAGTTTTCCTGACGCAGAGGTGCATGGTACACGAAAAGTAGACCATCCTGAGTGGTTAGAGAAGGCAAAAATAGATGCTAGATGTGCAATTGGTGGATTACCTGAGTTTTATAGACTCACAAATAAGGATTTTCCTGGTAGCACTTACCTTTTAGCTGACGAACACAAGGTAAATGAGTGGAAATCAGTCTTAAAAGACAAAAAATGCTACATAGGTATCACTACTCATGGTGGTAAGAAGGCAACAAACTCAAAAGGTCGTAAATTAACTGCTGATGACTTAGCACCGTTACTGAAACGCAAGGATATTCAGTTAGTAAGTCTAGATTATGACTTAGAAGAACGTATTGACGGTGTTTTGTACTTTGATGAAGCTATTACATCACAAGATTACGATGATACTGCTGCTTTAATAGCATCTTTAGACATGGTAATGGGTGTTCCTACTACTGCTTT